TGCCTCCTGGTATGCAGGCAGGCTAGTTTGATAATCGTACATCTTAAATTTCTAGTTTTATGTCAATGTAGTAGCTGTCTGGTGTGCCTATTTTACAAACTTCAATAAATTCTTTCATCCACTGCCTCCGCAATTTCCTAGTATGAAATGGCCTGTCTCTGATTAATTTATCATTTTTATACAGGTAGATCCAGCCTTTTGTTTGATCATTTTTTATATTGTAATTCCTGCTTGCTGCCATTGTAAATGATTAAAGCCCAGTCATTTAGACTGGGCTAGTTAAATTAAAATGGTAAATCATCAAATGATTCAGTAGCAGGTGCAGTTTTTTTAACTGGTGCAGATCCTGTCTGCTCTTTTGCCTGTACTGTTTTAAGATTTCCCACATACTTTTTTGGCTCACCTGCATCTCTCTGCTCTTTTGTTTGGCTGATCTGGATGCTGGCATTATTCCCAAATTTGTCCGCTTCATCATTGATCCATACATTGATGTTCAAATAAGACTTTCCAGTCTTTTCAGATTTGTAGATCAAATCTTTTGGGATGTCCGATAGGCAGATACTGCCGTTTAGCAATTGGCTCATGTTTGTTTTATTTTGGTATTTGAATTTTGAATGTCACTGTACTTGATTTGATAGGTAGATCACCTTTGTGATATGTTTTTTCATGATCCTCAATGGCTTTCCTTTTCTCAGTCAGTTCAGCTATTTGCTGATCTAGTTCATCCCATCCTGGTAGATGGCTGTAGTCATATTTGACACTGCTGAACTCTGATACCTGGACACCATTGATCTCAGCTTTTTGTTTTGGATGTTTGTATAGTTCATCCATCACATCCTTGCTGATTTTCTCTTTGATCATCTTTGTCAACTGTTCCATAGCATTCAGCCTGATGGCTGTCTCTAATGCGTTTAAATTGCCATTCTGTACCTGTTCTGCTATAGCCTCAGCCATTAGATCAAGTCCAAATTTAGTGGGTGAAATCTCACCCACTCTGATGTCATCTAGTTTAGATAGTTTTTCTGATTGCATCTTTTTTGATTGTGAATTGTGATTTGATATTGTTTTCCTCTACTAGCTTACTATTCATGTGATACAGTGTATTAAGCTGTCCAATGGTTTCACAGCTGTCTAGCACTAGCAATAGATCCTCAGCAGTAGTGTAGACTTTCCTAGCCATTAGATCAATTTCATTCAATACTGGCTCAGGCTGTTTCACTTGCTTTGCTACTACCTCATGGCTGTGATACTCAGTGTCCAGTCTTTCCTCTGTAGGGATCAGGAACATCTGCATCAAAGCATATTTCAATGCAGTAGACATTGCCTTGTTTGTAGACTTGTCACCTGAATCCATTGCCTCACCCTCTAGGACAGATTCAATGAATGATCCATCAATGGTGAAAAACTTAAACTGACATTTCGCAATGGTGTAGATCAATGCCCCACCTGATTTTGTCAGCCTTTCCTCTCTCTTAGATTCTAGCACATTGCTAGTGATGAATACTGCATGTTTTTTAAATAGGGGCTGCAGTGCATTATACATATCATCAATGCCCCTGAATGAATAGCCTTGCTGTGCATTCTTTTTGTTTTTACCTATAGCCTCAATGTCCTGCATGATGCTATTGATTGCCTGGTAGATTGTTGGATTTGCCATTTGTTTATTGGTTTTCATTTGTGTAATTTTCAGGTAAAATTGTGGATTTTATATATCCATTCTTTTTGAAACTTTTGACTAGGTGCTGCAGTGTCATTAGTGCCACTGGGCTGTAGATCATTGCATCTATCAATTCACCTAGCAATTGATGTCTTTCATGTGGCACTAGGTCACACCATGTGGGCATTTTATTATCTTGCATATTCATTGGTGATTTTAGTGATAGAATCTTTGATGCCTTTCACTGGATCAATGAAATTGATGACAATGAAATCATAGATGTCCTGATGGATTGATCCTCTATAGATAGCCCAATATTCTTTGAATGAATATTTGCCTGTCACCTGGCAGTGATCACCATCATGATCAGCCCAGTCTCTCACCCATTCAAGTCTGTCAGTTCTTTCTAGCCATTGTTCAAACTGATCTAGTTTGATGTGACAAGTATTGTGTGTGTTCAATTCCACAGTCAATGCATTGTCATCTTTGTCTACATTAAAATCAATGATTTTCAATAGTGGTTTCATAGTGTTTTGTTTATTGTTCTACTAAATTAGTAAAAGATTTTTTACTAGCAAAATATTTTATCACTTTTTTTAAAAATATTTTTAGACTAGAATTTGACATTTGCCAGATCTTTGCCTAGTTTGGCTGCACATTTGGCCATGTACTTTTTTTCCTGATCTGTGAAATCAATCTCTTTTTTGTTCCCATCATAGCCCCTCAGTTTGTGATAGTAGTTTGTGATCCCTGGACAGTATTTTGTGAAAAACTGTTTAGCAGGTACTATTTTGAAAAATTCCTCTCTGCTCATATTGTAAATGTTTTATAGTTATCTACATCAAAGATGTCAGATTTTGTTTTGATTTTGGGCTTTGCTTTGACAATGTGTGCAGGACTGTAGCCCATATCCCTGCAGTAGTTTTCAATGTCTCTGTACATAATATTTAAGACATTTTGCATTCTAGTGATTGGCTCATACATATAGTTTTGATCTATGTACTGCTTATCATATAGTGATATTCTTTTGCTCATGTTTATAATTGTTTTGCAATTTCAATAAATGTATCAATGCATTTTAGTTCAGCCTCATGATAGCTTTTGCAGTCTTGAATCATCCCAGTAGTATGATAGTTTTTGATAGGCACATGATAGACGCAAATATTTGTTGCACCTATTGAATACCTCAAATTGTACTTTTCTCTAAAAAATCTAAATGCCTGCTGATACATTGGTGCTTGCACTAGCCTTGATTCGTTTATAGACAAATTACGATACTTTTCCCACTTCAATTCTAGATCATCATGATCCAAATAGTGTGCTGCACATTTTTCATTAAAGCCTAGTAGTTTAAGTTCTACAGCTTGATGATAGGGGATAAATTCTTTTTCCATAGTGTTTGTTTTTAAAAAAAGTTATACATTGATTTTCTTTGCTTGATCTTGATGTGTAGTAGTTTGATGCAGTACTTGCACTGATGATAGTGACCATCTACTGAATCCCACCGCTTATAGAATTGGTCTTTCAGCTTTGTTTCACCACATTTATTGCATGTCTTATATGGACAATTCCTACACCCATTGCCACAGCATGTGCCTCTTTTGGCTAGATACTCACCTGTGAATACCTTACAGCCATTTTCAATAGTGTAATCCATTATTTGCAAAATGGATCTTGTAAAAGTGATAAAACATAGAATGCCACAGACAGGATGATGATGGCTTGAATGCCATAGTTTACTTTCTTTTTCATAGTGTGTTTTTTTGTTTAGAAATCAAAAATAGTAAATCATTCTTTACTAACCAAATCTTTTTTTAAATAAAAAAGCCAGCTGTAGAAACAGCCAGCCTATTACACTATGAAAAACAAAGTTTAAATATTCTCATCTCTATAGATCTGCTCTATATGTTTAGGCAGGATCGTGTAGTCATTGTCAAAGTGATCAGGCATGACATCCATCAGCCTTTTGTTCTTATAGGGGCTATTGCTAGATCTACACCATTTTTTGCTGATTACCATCCAGTTATAAAAATAAATGTAGGTGTTTGCCTTTTTGATGTATTGCTTTTTGTCTATTGGTAGTTTAAATTTTTTGATCAATGTCACAGATCTTTTTTCATTGTCTAGTTCTAGATCCCTGCACATACCCAAATAGTATTTCAGATTGTAAACCTTTTTACCCTCTAGCATGTCATTAAACTTATTATAAGCCCCTTTATTAAATGCATTTGTCCAGGCATCACATTGTTCAGCCCATTGTGTAAAGTGTGCAAATTCATGCACCAGGATCTCTAATGCATCAGGTCTATTCATGGCACATGCTAGCATTGGCACAGTCTCATCAAAGAATCCTGCACACCTATTCTTTGCATCTAGTTTTAGATACTTTGTGTTTCTCAGTTCACACTTTACATCAAAAGTTTTGCATGTGTTTTTGACATGCTGCACAAAGTCTATCATTCGTTTATATTTATTCGCTGGCCACCTCTTACAGTAGCCAGTAGTCTTTTGATGTCATCCTGGATGGCATAGTACTGCTGTAGCTTTTTAACTAGCCAGGCTTCCTGCTCATCCAATGTCATCTCATTAACTTTCTTTACCATACTCAAATTCTATCAATAGGTCAATGTAGTGTCTAGCTTTTTTCAGATCCTCAATTCCATTCTTTTGTCTATGCCTCATCACATACTTAATCACATTGCCCTCAATGAATGGTACACCATTCGCATGTATGAACTCTGTGGGCTGTATTTTTAAACTGGCATAGTGTCCACCACCTACCTGTATCTCACTTGCTTTCATCTTATAGTATTTTTGTGCCATC